GCTTTGACTGCGTCTTTGATGTCTGACATGGTAGGTTCTATTCCTTGCTGAGAATCGGTTATATGGTCATCGCCTGACGTGGTGCCAGCATCGCTCGACACCGTGTCCTCGTGGCGCTTGACTGCGGATAGGGTTCGGGGCTCTGCTGGCGTTGGCGTCAGTGAGATTTCACCGACGACCCAGCGCTTCACTTCGCCTCCGTCTCGGACGACGAGATGACTGAGTGCACCCGTCGAAAGCCCCAAGGCTCCCGACTTCACCAGCTTCATCACGTCGCCGACGTATTTGTTGCGACGGTCGAGTTCGATTTCAACATCGATGCCGTCATCAGTCGGCATCCACGCTTTGACCGTGCCAATCTGGCCACGCATGGAACCAAGGCTATGATCGTAGTAGACGGGCATGCCGACGAATGGTCGCGTGTCGCCGAAGTCCGTGTCTTTGGTGAACGTGTCGCCAGTGAGGTCTTCACCGCCATACACGACGCCACGACCGCGGATTGTATAGTCTGCAACGGCTTTGACACCGCCACCGAAGGATTTGACAAAGTCCATCAGTTTCTCCCCAGCAATCGACGTGCCAATGCTTTGGCGGCGTCGCTTACTTCCATTGTTGCGGTATTGTCAAGGGCTTTTTGTACACCCCCTGCCATCTCTGCTTTCCATGACTCTGGCAACTGTGCAACAAAGTTTTCACCCTTGCGCTTGGCCAATGCAATGAGGCGCTGTTTGAATTCTTCGAAGCTCACGTCGCCTTGGTATCGCCCCCACGATGAGACCGCAGCGGGAATGTCCGTTGGGGTCACGACGGGGAAGTTTCGCGTCTCGGGAATCACGAAGTCCGAAGCGGGCATCTCTTCGCGTTGCGCTGGCGTTGTGTTGCGGTCGGCGAGGGCTGCGACTTCCATGTCGGTCTCTTCGATCATGGCGGGCTCGGCTTCGGCTTCCATGGTCTCCATGACGATGGTCGCTTCGGGAATCACCCAGAACTTACACACTGCGTATTCTTCGACCATGCCTTCGACGATGGCGCATTGGCCATAGCCTTCGGTGGTCGTCGGCTGGTAGAAGTAGCAATGTTCGCAGGCGATGCCTTGCGTGGCGAAGGGATTCTGCGCTGCGGGCATGTAGTGTGCACCGTTGGCACCGACGCCCCAATCAAACTTGCCCGCTTCGTGCGTGACTTCGACGAGCGAAGACACCAACATGCGCTGGCGTGTGTTGAACTCGGCGCCGATTTCGATGGCTTTGACTGCCTTCGGCTCTTCGTCCATGACCATGGCATCGTCACCGTCGTCACCGAGGTCGAACATCGACTTCGCAATGTCGATGGCCTTGCGCCGTGCATCGCGAATCAACTTCATGTCCGCTTCGCTGTGGCGTCGGCTTACTTTGTAGGCTTCCTTGGTCTCACTCATGTTGTACTCCTTCAGAATTTGATTCGCCCATGTGCGACCCTCGTCGCCACCCCAGCCCATCCATGCTTGCCAGCCTTTGCCCTGCTCGTCCCACGTTGACCCCTCTTTGTCTACCTCGTGGCGGTCGAAGTACGACACCATGCGCTGGATTGTTTCGATGCTCACAGGCTGGCGTCGTGAGAGTTGCGACGCTCTGGCAATGCCAATCGATGTCATGCCACGCTCGGACGGTGGCTTCGATGCCCTGACCTCGAGTGCCATGCGGGCATTGTTGGCCATGGTGGCAGGCGGTGTATAACTTGGCATCAGATATTCTCCATTACTTTGGTCACGATGTACTGCAAGTCGCCTCGCTGATGAATACGCTCCGCCGCTTCGCGTGCCGTCGTCCAGCGCCCTTGGTGAATCTGCGCCTGCTCATCGCCGACGACGTAGTTTGCATACGATGCCGATGATTTGAGCATGACGGTGTCGCCTTCGAGATCAAGACGATAACTGCGGTTGAGTGTATAACTACCGCGAAGCTTATTGCCTCGACCGCGAACATAGGGCACGGTGATTTTGCCTTCGCGGATATTGGCCATGACGAAGCGCCGTTGTCGGTCGCTGACGAATTTCATCGACCCTGGCTGGTGGCGCTGGCTTGTCGTTGTTCAATTCGTGTTGCACCATCGTGGCGTAGGCGGTCATCACGGTACGCATCGCCTCCATGATTTGACCTGTCGTCACTCGTGCAAGGATTTCGATTTCGACTCCCATGCTTACTCCTTGACCAGCTTCAATGATGTGTCACAGCGACATCGCACATGCGCAGGTGGTCCAAGCGGGAATTCTTCAATCCAGTCGTCTTCGCCTTTGTTGTTCAATGGCACACACACTGGGCAGACGAGTTCATCGGCATCGGTATTCCAGATTCGCTCCATGCGGATGCCACGCTCGCCCAAGTACTTTTGATACTCGATGGTTGCATGGTTCGCAGCACGAGTGACTTCGGTAATGGCGATGGCTGATGCACGGGCGCGACCGACGGCGGGACGCAATGCCGCCTCGACGTCTTTGATGGTCATGCCTTCGGTGATGCGGTACTGCTCAATGACTTTGCTGAGAATCGACCGTGATGTGCTGTCGAGTTCTCGGTTCAGTGATGGCGTGTACTCATTAAGCCAGTCAAGAGTGCGGTCGCCGTAGTCGTCCATTGGATAGGCGAACTGATTGCCAAGGCGGTCGATGCGGCTGTTCGTAATCCGTGCCAGCTCGTCGTTCATCACGGGACCGATGATGTCGGCCATGGATGCATCGGGGTCTTTGCCTTGCATGATTTGACGCGCCCATGTCGTGCCTCGCTTTTCCATTGGCCCGATGATGCGATTATAAATACGGCGCTCATCGTCGGTTAAGTCATCGACGGCTTTGACCTCGGCGACGACGTGCTGGACATCGTGCACCGTCATGCCGTCTTCGAGTCTGGCCATGACATCGGATATTTCGTCAGCGGTCAAGACGTCGCTCTCGAAAGTGCACTTCAGTGCCTTCCCCGCTTTGATGCGACGCTCAAGTTTTTTTGCCAACAATCCCCAGTGCTCGGCACGAAGTGCTTTGTTGTCTGGCAACAACGGCGCATCGGCGATAATCGGCGCTGCGGGTTGCGTCGCTTCCTGTGGTAACTCGGCCAATGGCGCCTCGACGGTTGGTGTCAAGAACATCTCGTCCACGTTGTCGTAGCCGAGGATGCGCATTGCGTCTGGCAGTGCGACCCCCGCTTGGGTCAGTTTGAGCAATGAGTCGGCGCGGTCGGCTTCGTCGGCTTGCATCACGTCGAGCTTCTCAGGGTCGAAGCGGATTTCATAGCCGATTGGGCCGAGGAGTTGATTATTCATGATTTGCTCGTAGAGTCCGAGGCGAGGCACGACGGTCTCACGCCAGAAGCTTTGGCGGTCAGAGTCCGCCGTTGCGTAGTTGGCGGCGCTGGCTTCGAGCATCGTGCGAGGCACGCCCATCGTCATGGCGATGCTGGTGATGACCCGCTCTTGCAGTTCGGGCAACATCATCGTGTTGATGTCTGGCGTGACCTTTTGTACTTTGAGTTCAGGGCTACGCACAAAGAGACTACGGAAGGCATTGGCCACACCGCCGACACGCTGGCTAAACTCGCCACGGAATCGCGCGAACTCGGCATCGTCCATGGCTTCGGGCAAGTTCATCACCATCACTGGCTGGGCACCGCCTTCAAAGAATGCTGACGTGAAGCGCTCAAGGTAATGGCCAAGTTGTGAACTTTGCAGGGCGACGGCAGCAGGGGCAAGCCCTGGACGAATGTCGTCACGATACGACGGTTCACGGAAGTACACAATCTCGTTGATGGTCCACGGTCCGTACACTTTGCCCAGCTGTGATTGCGTGAAGATTGCCCCGCTGTACGGGTCTTCGAGTGTGGCAGCGGTTGGCTCGAAGCCGACGACCATCGTCGTTGGATTAAGCACGACGAAGCCCGTCATCGTGCGACCGCGCGTCACCTTGTACCAATACGCACCACCCGTCAACAGCAAAGATCGTTCAGTGGCTTTGATAAGCTCACTCACTGACTGGCGCCATGGCCAATCGACGGTCTCGCCTCGGCGCTTCAGTGTGTAGGGAACCGTGCTGATGGCCTCGCCCCGCAGGT